TCGTCGTCGTGTTCGTGTTCATGCCCTCACCTCGACCGACCCGTTCGCCATGAACACGACGCCAAGCGCCCTGCACATGCTCCACGCATCCTCTCGCATGGCGAGGTCGATGCCGGTCATGCACCGCCCCCGCCTGATCTCGTCGGCCTTCAGCCGAGCGCAGAGGTTGAGGTACAGTTCGACAGCCTCGGCCTGCCTGTCGGTCAGGGTCGCTGCCGCCGTCGTCGTCGTGTTCGTCGTCGTGTTGTTCATCGTCGTCTCCGTTGGGGTGTTTCTTTCCACGCCTCTGAGTGTAGCATAGTGCAGGCCCGGTGCAATAGAAAAGCGCACAACGGGGAAATAAAATGCTAACACCCTGAAACCTTTACCAATCTAGGGGCAATGTGCCACCATATCGCCCGGAGGTGTCCCAGAATGAGCAGATTGATCGTGGTTAAGGCCCCGAGAGCGGGGGAAGATCTAGCCGAGTTCGCAGCGCGTAAAGCCCTGCCCGGTGAGAAGGTGGACTTCGCTGAGGCCACTTTGGCCGGCGAGCTGGTGATCCGGCTGGTCAGCGCGAAGCCCCCGGCGAAGAAGGCCACCAAAAAGAAGACAGCGAAGAAGTGAGCCGCGTTCCAGGGCTGGGCTACTCGCCTGAGTTCCGCCAGCGTACGTTGGCTTACGAGGCCGATCACGGGATCGCCGCGACTGCGCGCGAGTTCAAGATCAGCAAGGCCACTGTCAGAAGCTGGAAGCGTTCGGCCGCCACGGCTCCCGTCAACACGGTGGCCGCTCCGTCTGAGTTGATCCTGTGCCCTGCCTGTTCTGGCCAAGGCAAAGCCCGCCGCGGTGGTATCTGGATCGACCCAGGCGGCCAGGTTTCTGACGTGGCCATGCTTTACAGGATCTCAGGCGTCATCGACCTGGGCAGCAAGGGCCGGGGCAGTGGCTCCACGCCTCGCAGCGATGGCCAGGCCAGCCGGGCCGGGCGCAGCCATGCGAAGGACCGCCGCGAAGGCGAACACGCATGAGCAGCCGCAAATGGCAGTACCAGAAGACCTCGCCCGATATAACGGTGACCAGCCTGGAGCACCTCGCCCGGCTGCCGATTGTCGATTGTCCTGATGGGGTGCTGTTCGCCGCCTGGTGGTACTGGGGATTTAAGGCGACGCCCCGCTTTAGAAAGCACATGCGCTGCCACATCCGCCAGACGGTGGTTCGGGTGCTGGGCGTCGGCGAGCATATAGACGACATTGAGCAGCTCTGGCACGCGTTCAAGGGCCTGCGGGCCAAGGCCCATTATAGGAAACTCTGTGCAGGCCATCCGCAGTACGATCTGTGGTTGAAGGCTTACCGTTCATCGCTGGCTTTGCGCGCGACGCAATGGAGGCGGTGGCGGCGGATTCCGCCTGAGATCAAGTATTTCACGGTCGAGGCGGCGGCCAAGGAACTTGAGCTGCCCTTCAAGACGATGAAGAGCTGGATCGAAAAGGCAGATGGTGGAGAGATTCCGCTGAGCTTCCCGGTGTTGCTGAATCGCAAGGCATACCGCAAAGCCACCAAGGCCGCACGGGCCGAAATGCGGTCCAAGATCATGCTTGAGGCCAATACTAGGCGGGTCAACGGCGTCGAGCACAGCATGGCGGGCGTCGACGGCAGGACCGCCGCCGATGTCGATTTGATACCACGAAAGCAGCAGCTAGCGGCGAAGGCCAAGGACGTTGAGGTCTATGTCGAAGGCGGCCAAATCGTGGTTGACTCTGGCTTCACGCCGCACGCGGGCCAGCTCGGATTCCTGAATAGCGGCGCCCGCTTCCGCTTCATCGCCGCCGGGCGTCGCGGCGGAAAGACCAAGGCCGGCGCCGAAGAGGCTGTGCGCCATGCGCTTATGATGCCGGGCAGCTTTGGCGTTGTTATCGGCCCCACATATGGAATGGTCGAACACGCCAAGCGGGCGATCCTTTCTGACACCGTGATCGCCAAGCGGCGAGACCTGCTAGCCCCTGGCGGCTACTTGAAGCGTGAGGGGGTGCTGCGTTTCTCTAATGGCAGCATCGTGAGCTTCCGGTCAGCCGAGTGGGAAGATACGCTGCGAGGCGCTGGCAATGATTGGGTCTGGATCGATGAGGCCGCTTTTGTGAAGGACTCGGCATTCAAGATCCTGCTGGCCACCACCAGCGACACCCAGGGGCGGATCTGGTGTACCTCTTCACCGCTCGGCCGCAATTGGTTCTATGCCTGGCACGCGCGCGGCGCTATGCCGGAGGAGCCGGACGTTGAGAGCTGGCGATTCCCATCGACACTCAACCCCCTGGTGACTCAGGCTGAAGTTGACCGGATGAAACGAAGCATGCCTGAAGCCTTCTTTCGTCAGGAGTACCTTGCCGAATGGGTGGATGGTATGGCCTCGGTCTTCGGCGACCTCACGCCTTGCCTGGTCGATGCCGTACCCCAGGGCGTGGCGACCGATCAGGTTGTCATCGGGATGGACGTTGCCCGGAAGCACGATTTCTCCGCCATCGTGGTGATGACTGCGCAGGGCCATATCCTGCACACCGAGCGGTTTAATAAGGTGTCATGGAAGTGGCAGCGTGAGCGGCTGCTTGAGATCGTGGCCAAGTATGGAAACTGCCCGGTGCTGCTGGATGCCTCGGGCGTCGGCGACCCTTTCCTCGAGGACTTGCGAGAGGTGGCCGGGCTTCACGCTGTCGGCTACACGATGAGCGCACCTTCGGCCAAGCGGTCGCTGATTGAGCAGTTGATCCTTGACCTGGAGGGCGGCAGGATCTGGCTGCCAGCGAAGGAGGAGCGGCTGCTGTTCGAGCTGGCGATATATCGGCGGGAGATCACCAAATCGGGGGCGGTTCGATACTCGGCACCTCACGGCGAGCATGACGATATGGTGATCGGGTTAGCCCTCGCAAACTGGGCTGTGCGTCGTTTACGCCTGGCGGAATATTCCAGCGCCATAGCATCGGCCTCCGCTGGCGAGGTCAACACCGCATCGCAGACGGGGCCATCGGCGCCAAGCTCGGTGCGGCGGGGGCTGTTTGAGCGCGCAGGATCTACGCATTTTGGTAAGGTGGGCGGCGGCGGCCGTCGCGGGTTCTTTAACTAGGAGTTAGACGTGGGCATCTTTTCACGGAAGAAGAAGGAAGAGCGGATCACTGAGGCGGCCTTTCCCATGGTCGGCCCGACCGGCGGCGGCATCGATCCAGATGAGCACCTTTACCGCCCGATCTCAAAAGACCCGGGCCGAAGCCTGCCACCATGGAAGCAGGAACGGCAGACTGAGGCGGCATATTACTTCTGGAAGACCAACCCGCTGGCCTATCGGATCATCGAGATGCAGGCGTCCTATATCGTCGGCGAGGGCGCCAAGGTGCGGGCCGTTGACCCCTCGGTGCAGCGGGTGCTGGATCGCTTCTGGTTTGACCCCGTGACCAATATGCCCAAGCTGTTGAAGCAGGCTGTGCGCTTCCTGGGCGTCTTCGGTGAGCAGCTCTTTCGGGTCTTCACAGATCCGGCTTCAGGCGCCTGCCGCCTGGGCTACATCGATCCGGCTTCGATCAATGCCGTACACCTCAACCCAGAGAACGCCCTGGTGATTGACTCTGTTTCGGTGCGTCGCCCTGCCGATACACCGGCAAAGCTAACCCATGTCAACGTCAACGACGAAGACGGGCTGCGGCGGGGGGACTGCTACTATTGGAGCATCAACCGGCCGCCAAACGCCCCGCGGGGAACGTCGGATCTGTTGCCGATGATCGATGCCCTGGATGGCCTCGATTCGTACATGTACGCCAACCTGGACCGGGTGTCTCTTCAGACAATGGCCGTGTTCGACGTGACGGTAAAGGGGGCAAGCCAGGAGCAGTTGCAGGACTACCTCAACCGGCTGCCCACACTGAAGCCCGGCGGCATCAGAGCGCACAATGACCGAACCGAGTGGAAGACGCTTTCACCGGAGGTGGGATCTGAAACCACCGACTTCGGCAAGATGCTGAAGAACTACATAGGCGTGGGAGCTGGCCTGCCGCCCCACTACCTGGGCGAAGAGGGCAGTGCCAACAGGGCCACGGCTTCGGAGATGGGCGTGCCGGTGGTGCAGGGGTTGAAGAGCCGCCAAGCTGAGATCCGGTGCTTTCTGACGGAGCTTCTAGATTATGTCATCGACGCTGCCATCATGGCCGGACAGGTGGATTCGACGGTAGACCGTCGCTTCGACGTGGTGCTGCCCACGATCTGGGGAGTGGACACCGGCCGCATCAGCGATGCGACAACGAAGCTGTCCATGAGCTTAGACGCTGCGGTCAATAACGGCTGGATCAACAACGAAGAAGCCGGGGCGGTCTTCCGTCACACCCTGGGTCAGCTCGGCGTCGATCTAGAGAAGGTGGACGAAGCAACCGGTCAGCGCGAGGAGTCGCCAAGCCTGGCTGCGGCTTTGGCCTCAATCGCATGATCGGCCAGCCCCGCAGGATAATCGAGCAGGGCGACCGCATCACGCAGACCGAGCGGGCCGCCTATATTCGGAAGGTCAATCGTATCTTGGATAAGGTGGACACGCTTGACGTCGCCACCACTAAGGCCGCCGCGGTTCAGGTGCGTCAACTGCGGCGGCAGATCTTGGATTCGATGGGCAGTCCTGACGGCTGGACGGCGACCGCCATGCCGCGGATCTTGAAGGAGATCAGCCAGGCTTTCGATGCTTGGGGCGATGACCTGACCGCCAACGTGCACGGGGCCATGGGCGAGGCTTACAAGCTCGGCAACGAGAGCAGCCAAGCCTTCGCCGTTCAGGCGGGAGCGGCGGGCGCCTCCGTCATGATGATCAACACCGAGCAGCTAGCCACGCTTCGGACCATCACCGCCGAGCTGCTGGTGACCAACAAAGACAAGCTGAAGGCCGACGTGAGCCGCCAGGTCAGGAGTGCATTCCTGGGCGTCCAGAAGCCGGGCGAGGCTATCGCCGCCGTTTCTCGTATCGTTCCGGGCATCCGCCAGCCGGTGCGTGACAAGGACGGGGAGGTGATCGGCCTCCGCTACACCGGCCCCGCCGCTAGGGCGGAAACCATCGTCAGGACAGAGCTAGGCCGGGCCTTTTCGGTGGCCCAGCATGACCAGTTGACGGAACTTGACAAGATCGTCCCCGACGCGCGCAAGCAATGGTTGACCGTGATAGATGGGCGGACCCGTCAAAGCCACCTCTCGGCCCACATGCAGAAGGTGAAGGTCGGCCAGAATTTCATCGTCGGCGGCGCGCGGCTAATGTATCCCCGTGACCCATCTGGGCCAGCTTCAGAGGTGATCAACTGCCGATGTTCTGAGGTGCCCTGGCGGGAATCCTGGGGGCAGCTCTCGCTTCCTCTGCGAAGGCGGCGCGCGTCGTAAAAGGTTGACAAGGGAAAGATCGCCCGATCAACCCTTTCTGCATGGATGAACAGCCAGACCTCTTCGAGGCCAGCCCTGACGCTCTGCCGGTTCAGGAGTCGGCCGAGCCTCCCGCTGAAGCCGAACCGACCGAAGCCAGCCCAGAACCAGAGGCGCCCGCTACCGAAGAGTCGCCAGCGGTGGCCCTGGCCGAGTCTTTCAATCATGCGATCCTACTGGAAGCCTCCGACAAGGAGGGCGGCCTGTGGGAGGTGTGTGTGGTCGAAGAGGGAAAGAGCCTCAACGGCAACGTATACACGGCTGAGGCTTTGAAGGGCAGCGGTGCTGCCGCCTTTGACGGGGCTTCGGTCTTCGCCTACGAGCTGCAACGGGGCCTGTTCGACCACTTGCCCGAGAACGTCAAGGCCAAGGTTGGCGACGGGGCCGGGCTGCTTCGCAACCTGGTCGGAACCCTCGAGGGCGTCACCTACGGCGAGAAGGCCGGCAAGCGTGGCCTGTTCGGCAAGTTGCGAGTCATTGCACCCTGGGCGAAGGAGCTGCTGCGGGCAGCCTGGGACGCCGGCAAGGGCGCCCTGCTGGGCTTCTCAATAGACGCGCGCGCGAGAACGGAGGCCATGCCCGACGGCAGCGCCCAGGTTCTTGAGTTCGCACCCAATCCAACCCTAGACGTTGTTTCACACCCCGCCGCTGGCGGGGAATTGCTGCGCCTTGTGGCAAGCCTTCAGGGCGAACCAGAGGCCGAAGAGTTACCAGAAGAACAGACGAAGGAGTCTGAAATGTCCGATCAGATCGTAGAGCAGGGGGACGCCCTGTTTCAAAAGCTGGAACTGAGGCAGTCCTGCCGCGAGACGATCACTGATCGCCTGGCAGACTCTGGCCTTCCCGCCGCCGCACAGCGCAAGCTGCGAGACAGCCTGAAAGCTGCCACCTTCGAGAGCATCGAAGAGGCCGCCGCCGCCGTTGACGCAGCAGTCACCGCCGAGCGTGATTACATCGCTCTCATCGCTCCGGCCCCAGAGGTCAGGGAGAGCGGCGACACCCGCGGCGAGGTAGAGCAGGGAGAGGACCATAGCGACAAGGTACAGAAGGGCCTCGACGGCTTCTTCGCTCGTAAAGACCTCGGCGGCGTTGCTCGCTTCCGTGGCCTTCACGAAGCCTTCTACCACGTCACCGGCAAGCTGCCCGGCGTCACATGCCCCGTCACGGATGTCCTCTCTATGGGCCGCCGCTACATCGGCACGGCTCAGGAAGATGTCTGGGGTTCTGCTCGGGAGAGCGTGGGGAGCCTGGGCGACGGCTTCCGGCGAGTGCAGGAAGCCACCACGGCAACGTGGGGTCAGGTGCTCGGCGACAGCATCACCCGCTCGATGATCGCAGAGTACAACCAGCCCTCTTTGCAGGACTGGCGCAAAATCTGCTCTGAGGTTTCAGCGGTTAGGGACTTCCGAACCCAGCGCCGCACGCATCTTGGCCAGTTCGCCAATCTCGCCACGGTGGCAGAAGGCGCCGTATACGTTGACGCCGTTGACTTGGTTGATACAGAGGAGACGTTCACGCTCACGAAGCGAGGAAATACGTATCCGCTAACGATGGAACTTCTGGCAAACGATGACGTGGGCGTTATTCGTGCATTGCCTGGCAAGATGGGGCGAGCTGCAGCGCAAACCCTTTACACGGCGTTCTTCGACACCCTGACGACTAACCCGGTGATGGGCGAAGACGGCAACGCCATCTTTCACGCTGCCCACAACAACACCGCAGCCCGGACCCTCTCGGGCGAGAATCTGCGGCTGGCACGGGTGGCCATGATGGACCAACCGGCCTACGGTGGAGCGGCTCAGTTGCTGGGCTTCTCTAATATCCCGAAGTACCTGATCGTGCCCAACGAGCTGGCCGATCTGGCCTGGACGCTGGTCAACTCGGCTGTGGCGCTGAGCGAGCCGGTGGGCGGGGCGAACCCCGATGATTTCCAGTCCACGGTGCCCAATGTCACTTACAACCGGACCATGGAAGTGATCGTAGTTCCGCACTGGACCTCGGCGGTGGACTGGTACGTGGCAGCCGACCCTCAGGCAACCCCCTGCATGGAGGTGGGATTCCTGGGCGGCAAGGAAGAGCCGGAGCTGTTCACCCGAGACGATGAGGCAGGAGATCCCACCAACAACCTGGCGGATTCCATCGACCTCAAAATCAGGCACATTTACGGGATCAAGTGCCTTGATTATCGCTCGATGTTCAGAAACGACACCTGATAGGTGACCAATAGGGGGAGGGGGTGGCCCTGGCTGCGGCCTTGGCCACCCTCACCTCCGCACTTTTCGAGGAGGCCCGCCGCTTGTCTGTTCTCGCCGATTTCAGAACGTGGATCGACGACAGGATCAGGGACGGCGCAGGCTTTCTGACCCAGGCCCAGAAGGATTCCGCTCTCGATGAGGCGCTCAACGTCTACTCGCGGCATCGGCCGCGGGAGATCGTGGCCGACATCGCCGGCAGCGGGGCTTATACCTACGCCCTGCCCGCCACCTGGGAAGCCGAATTCTCGATCATCGTGTCATTCGAGTGGCCAAGCGGCGACCAGTGGCCGAGCATGATTGAGTCACAACGCTTCCAAATCTATGACAGCGGAGCGGGCGATCAACTTCGCACCCTGGACTTCACGCCCAGCACCGGGCAAACCATGCGAATCGTCCACACTGCCCGCCACGCGGTGGCGGGGGCTTCTTCCACTGTGGCGAAGGCCGATGAGATAGCCGTCGCAGAGCTGGCCGCTTCGATCTGTCTTCGCCAGCTCGCCGCCAGGGCTGCCGACAGCCGGGACTCAACGATCCTGGCCGACGCCGTGGATTATGGCGGCTTGGTTCAGACCTACACCCAGTTAGCTGACCGGCTGCTGCGGGCCTACCGCGACCACGTTGGAGTGGGCAAGGAGGGCGAGAGCGAATCGGTGATGGCAGCGACGGCGATCCTCGACGTGGACCCGACGCTTGCCTGGGGCGAACAGCGCCTATTCCATAATCGGCGGTGGTTCTGATGGCAGCCGTCTCCGTCGATGCCTCTGACGTGGTGGAGTTCGCCAAACAGATGCCGCTATTCGGCCCTGCCATTGTAG